TGCACCTGCAGGTTCGTTTCATTCTGCGTGCGGAACGAACGGATCAGCGTGGCCTTGTCGCCATCGGTGAGCGTCCGATCATTGGAGATCAGCGCCTCGTCGCGGATCTGCCCCTGCACGACTTGCAGCTCGAGCGAGTCCTTGTAGGAGGCATACTCCGCCTTCTGCGTGGCGAGCTGGATGCGCTGTGTTTCCGCGACCTGCACGTCTGCCTGGTTGGCGAGAACAAGGCGGCGCTCGAGAGGGATGTTGGCAAAACGGGGGTCTGGACCGGATGCTTCAGCAAGATTTACCTCAACCCCAGCGACGCGGGCGGCATGCCCGAGGCGATTCGTCCACCCATGCCCGCCCTGCGGGTTATCATGACGCCAACCTTTCGGGCGCTCAAAGCCAATGAACGCGGCGGTCGCTTCTTCTACGGTCTTCGCGCTGCGAAGCTGGTCGCCGGCGCGCCTCTCGCTGGACTGCAACTCCATATCCACGAAGGCGAGTTGAGTTTCAAAGTCTTCCCATTGGCGGCCATTCGCAGCGGCAAAGCGCTTGAGACGGGTAAGTCGCTCGCCTCGCCATTGGGCAACGCCGAAAGCTGTCCCGTTGTCCCCTACCGCGCCGGAAGGGCGAAGGTTGCTTTCTTGTATCAGGTTCCCGACAATGCCCGCGGCCTGAACCTGCGAGTAGCCCTTCTTCATGAAGTAGCCCATTGCCTGCGTGGCACGGCCGGCAACGTCCGGCTTTAAGGACGGGATGTTTACCTTCTGAGGCGGGGGAGCAAGCCCAAGAGCCGCGCGGGCATCGGCCGCAAATGCCGGGTCCTTCGCCAGCTTCGTCTTGAACAGCGTCTCGTCTGCGTTCGCCAGCCAGTTTTCGCGAGCGACGTCCTTTTCGAGAGCCGGGAGGCCCGACTTGTCGATGATGTCCAGACCCTGGCGCTTGAACGCCTCGAACGTCTGGTCATCGTTTGGATCGGCCATCGCCATTGCGGTGGTGATGTCGTTCTGCGTCTTCTGGATCTCGACCTTGTAATACGCCTGCTCGCTCGCATACTGCTGCTGTGCCAGGCGCGCCGAGCCGCGGAGGCGGTAGACATCGCGCTTCGCCTGAAACTCCTGCCGCTTGCTTTCCGGGACGCGCTGCAGGTAGCTTTCGAAGACCTGATCGAAGGAACCGGGCTTTACCGCCTGCTTCGTTACAGGATCAATCTCGCCATAGACGCTATCGTGGAGCCCGGAGCCATCAGCCGGCGCCTTCTGGACCGCCTCGTCCTCTATGCGGGAGAGGTCTGCCGCAAGCTCGTTCTCACGAATGGAGAGGTCGAAGCTGTCCTTCTGCTCCTGCTTCTGCTGGAGACGGTTGGCGACGTTCTGCAGATCGGCGCCAAAGCCGGCCACGGCAGCACCAACGGGCGAGCCGCTGGGATACTGCACCACGGAGCCGGTATCGAGCGAACGAGTGCCGACCTGAAGGGGGATTCTTGCCATCTATGCGGGCCTCACGCGAATGCAGACCGGCCGAATTTCACGGCCTTGTTCGGATCGTGGAGATTGCTTACCCCGGTAACGAGGCTGGATGCGGCATTGATGAACCCTGCCTGCTTCGCCTGCTTGCCCTGAAAACGGGAAATGCTGGCCTGCGTGCCGAGGTTGTTCTGCCGCAGCCGCGAGCCGTACTGGATAGCCTCGATGTCGAGCTGTCCCGTCCCAGCGTTGGCGACCAGAACCTCAGTCGGGGAACCGGAGAACGCCACGCCGGACGCGCCGACCTGTGCCCGGGCGTTGGCCGCGATGAGTTCCTGCTTCCGGCGCTCCTGCTGCTGCTCGAATGCGGAGGCTTGCTGATCGGCCTGCGCCTGTTGCTCCAGAGCCTTCGCCTGTGCGTCGGCCATGGCATTCGCCTGGTTGCCCTGCATGACAGAGCCGGCCGCGCTGATACCGGCGCTGGCTATAGTGAGCATGGTAAAGGGATCAACGCACATCAGGGTTCGCCCTCGAAAACGGGTGTCATGGCTCGAATTGTGCAAGGCGTCGGGTTGTCGTGGAGGATGCGAATCCTCCCCTGCCCTTCCCAGCTATCATCGATCGGAACTTCTACGTTCCCTGTGAAAAGGCACGCCTTGCCGTCCGGGGGAACAATGGTCTTGAGCTTGACCTGCTCCCACTTGCCCCGGATCAGGGACTGTATCTTGAGCCCCGTCGTGTCCGTCTCCAGGAGAGACAGGATCACCTTGCCGATTTTCTTCCGCCGGCCAATCATCGATCCGTCGCGAGCGCCGACGTCCAGCTCGAGAGTTGCGGCCTGCGCCGGCTGGGGAAGCCCGACATGCCACTGCTGAGCCGTCGCACCGCCAGGCAGCGACACAGAGCCTCCAGACACCGTCAGGCCCTTGTAGACCCTGCCGTCAGCCAGGACGTGGACCGTCTCACCTTCAAGGTGCGAAAGGCCTGTTGCGGTATTTGACGGCGCGCCGTTGCGGGAGAGGCCGCAATCCACCTGAAATGCAGTCTCGATCGCCCGATATTCGAACGGCTCCTGCATAATCTCGATATAGCGCTTCGTGATGCCGCCAATCGTCCGGCGAACGATCAGCCAGACGTCGTCCGAACCGCTCAGCCCGGGCGTCACGACAGCGCTCTCGACAATGCCCCAATCGCTCCCTGCAGCTTCTCCGCCGAGGCGATGGCGATGGACGCCGCGCACTTCCTGCGCCGGTTGATGCGTCAGGCCTCCCATCTCGCCATTGGCAAGCGGAAACCACAGGATCGGGTCCGGATCGTTCTGATAGGCGAGCGAGACGATGCCCTTTTTGGTGACGTGCTCCGAAACCTGCGTGATGTCTTCCGCGGCGAACCGGCCCGTGCTGTCCCGCGTCAGTTCCGCGAGCACCTTGCGGCTGCGCGTGACGTAGATGAAGGAGGAGCCGGCATCGACCGGTTGGATCTTGGCGCAACCGTAGGCACGAGACTTCCTGTTCTTGAACGAGGAGGGCGTCAGGGCCTCGTCTATCCCGGAACCGGACAGGGAGCGAATGCCGCCCGTCGTCCCGATGACCATTGCACCATCAGCGTCCGCGATCCAGACAATGTCATTCGCCTGCCCGCCGCCGGCCTGCAGGAACTCCAGGGCGTCGTCGTCCTTTTCGCCAAGCTGGAAATTGTTGAAGTCGCCGGTCTTGGAAGCGAACACGGAAAACCGCTGGGCAAACGTCAGCCGCTCCTCGAATATCGCCACCGCATCAGCGTTGTTGTCGCTCTCGAAAGCGCCCAGGCGCCAATCCCACGATGGACCCGAAACGACTTCATCCGGGAAGCGCGAGTAAATGACCACGGTGGCGCTGGTAGCGCTCGCAACCTCCGTAATCACGCCGACGCCATAGCCGGAATGCATGAACTCCCACTTGGCGCCGTAGACAACGGAGACTTCCCCGGTCGTGTCAATCTCGTTCGTGCCGTCCCATTCCTCGCCTCGCGTATGCGTCGGAGGCGTGGACCCTGTCCGGATCTCGAGTTCGGTAGTCGAAGAGAACGAGCATCGGTAGACGTTGCCATCGTAACGCCGCAGGATGCCGATCACGTTCGTCGGGGAGCCTAGTCCCGGCTTGATGATCTGGCCGGCTTCCCATGGCTTGATATTGCTGTAATCGACCATGTCGATGCGGACCAACTGGCCCACCATACCGGCATGAAACAGCGCAGTATTGGCCGTGAGAGTGGCTGTCCCGACCGCCGCGCTCAGTTGCAGCGTGCGCCCCTCGTCCGTATTGGCCGCCCCGAAGGGTCCGGTTTTGAAATCGTATGGGGCCAGGGTCCATGACGTATGCGACACGCGAGTAAGAACCTGCGCCGGGTGGTCAGGGTGGACAAGCCACATCACATCCGCGGACTGGTACACCAGAAGCTCGTCCAGGATCTGCTCCGGCCAAGGCGTGCTGAGTTCCACCGTCCCTACCCGGGCGCCATACGCATAGACGCGGAGGTAGAGGTTTCCGAGTTCCAGTGCATAGGCCTGCTCCGCACTGAAGACGAACTCGATCAGCCGCGCTTTCTTCGAGGAGTCCTTTACCTCCCCGGCGAAGTATGTCGCGCCGCGCTTGCGGATGCCGCCATGCGCGAGCGTGATGAAGTTCTCGCACTCCGACAGACCGGCCCGATAGAGATCCAGCGAGGCCCGGGCGTGCAAACGAGGCGAGATTTCACCGCGGACGAACGTGTCCTGGTTCGGGAAGAGTGCGACCATCAGCGATAGTCCCCGCGAGCCTGTGCCCACGTTTGCTTCGTGACCTGCTGGCCTCGTTCAACCGCATTGACGCGGCGCGCTTCGGCAAGTGCGGTCTGGTATGCATTGCGGGCTACGTCGATCATCCCGCTCTTGTGCGTCAGGGGGTGAGCAATCTTCACGGCAATAGCTGCGGCAAAGACCTCGATGAACAGTGGGTCCATGTCGTTCGGGTCGATAAGATTGCCGATATAGCGGATGCGGCGAGGCCCGGGCCTGGAGCAGTAGATGAGCCCAGCCTCCTGGCGCCACGGTAGCGGGTACCCGTCAGGCTCGCCGTTATCCGTCACCGGGAGGATGCGCAGGGCGTCTGGCGGAAGCGGATAGGAGTAGGCGCCGACGCCGTGGCCGCCATTGACCGCGAAGCTTTCGGAGGAAACGGACATGATGGCGAACACCCATGTGTTCTTCTTCAGCTCAGCCATGCGCGTCTGCTCGTAATGCAGGTTGAGCAGGCGAGCGGCCTTGCTGTCTTCTGCGAGACTATCGATCGGCGCTTCATCGAGAAGGCCGATAGCCATGTTCGCGATGTCCTCGGGCGTCAGCGCCATGATCAGTCAGCCTTGGCTGGGAGCGGGGAAAGGGTCGAACGGCGCTTCTTCGGGCGCTTGCGCTGGCCGAAGGCGGGAATGGTCGCATCCTGTGCAGCCTGGATCGGCAAAGGGGTTTCCTTCGCGATGAACCGGCGCTTCGAGGAAGGTTCGCGTTTACGAGCGTGCATGATGTCCTCCGGATGAGAGAAAGGCGGGAGCCGAAGCCCCCGCCCTCATGGTCAGGCCGTTTCCGTCGTGCGGAGAGCGACGAAGGTCATGTTCTTGACCGACGAAGCGGTACGATCCCAGTTCGCAGCCATTGCCAGTTCGGCGTCGGTTGCGAACTCGCCGGCGGTAGAGGCGTCGAGCCAGCGGGTTCCGGGAACGTGGAGGACGAAGTGACGACGCGAGACAAGCTCGGTCACACCGCCACCGTGGCCCTGACGGGGCTTGCGGTCGCGTTCCAGGGGCCCGCCTTCCGTGTTGACCGGAAGTTCGTTCCACATCAGCGCCTTCTGCTTCAGCAGGAACGCCGTATACTCGTTGGACGCCACCGGAATGTCGTCGTCAACGATGCAGCGCAGGCCCATGTAGTACGGGATCATCATCCCGCCCTGCTCCGAGGAAGGCACGAAGTCGATCAGGTCGGCCTTCTTCAGAACCTTCATCTGCCGGGAGTGCATCCAGATGACCTTGAAGTCATCCGCACGATCACCGAGCTTATAGGCCGCGTCGATGATGTCCGTGTCAACGATCGAGGCATTGGTGTCATGCACCATGTCCGACGAGTCGTTTGTCACGTTGTCAGCGATCACGCCCATGAGCGTGTTGATGATCGAACGCTTGTGGGCGCGCTGCCAGTAATCCGTCTGACGATCGACAATCGCCTTGAGCGGATCGGAGCCGGCAAGAACGGAAGTCAGATCCGGGACGCCCCAAGCCTGCGCACGAATGTGGCGTGCGGCGACTTCGCGGCGGCTGCCGATCTTCTTCAGTTCGATGGAGTCGGTCGGGTCGTCGTTGACCGGCTCGGACGGATCATTGCCGAGGTCTTTCCAGCCGGGCATATCGACAGAGCGACCGCCCATGCTGAGTTTCGCGGTGATGGCCGGGTCGTTGAAGAGAACGCCCGATTTGAAGAGTTCGAGGCTCTGAACGTGAGCTTCGAACGAGTATTGGGCATATACGGACGGGATGATCGAGTCCGACAGCCTGGTCCATGCATCAGCCATTTACGTGGTTCCTTGTAAGGATGTGAAGCGTCAGTAGGGATTGGAGGGCATCCAGCGCTCCGGATCTTCCCCGGCCTCTCGGGCCAGACGCTTCGCGCGTTCGGGGTCGCTCTTGATGAGGGACGAAATCGCCGTCATATTCCGTTGGCCGCTGGCATCCTTCTTGAAGGGGTTGCCGCGCACCGCGCCGCCTTCATCGCCAAGCGTGTCTTCCTTGAACATGGCACCGCCGATTTCCGCGAATGCCTTGGCAATCGTGGGTTCGGTCAGGCTTCCGTCCGGCAGAAGGATTCCCTTGGCCTTGTAGGGATCGACCAGTCCGAGCTTCTTCATCGCGCGGTTTGCCAGTTCCAGCTTCTCCTTGAAGCCTTCGCTGGATTGCGGTCCCCATTCCTTCACGAGGTCGTCATGCGTGGTTTCGACCGATCGGGCGATTTCCTGCTGTTGGGCAGTCGCCATCTCGGCCATGTAGCCAGCAAACTTGTCGTGCATGGCCTGCGCCTGTGCCGGCGAGAGCTTGGCTTCCGTCATCCAGGACTTGGATGCCGCAGCAAGTTCGTCGTTATAGGGCAGGTCTTCGGGGAGACCTTCCGGACGCTTGAATTCAAGCTTTTCGGGGTCGGATATCGGACGCATGTTTTCCGGAAGCTTGGAATAGAACTTGTCCCATTCCTCTTTCGGAGCGTCGTCGGCTGGAACGCGAAGGCTTGCACCCTGCAGACGTTCCATTTCGGAGTATGAACTCAGCACCTTGTCGATGCTGTCCGGCGTGGTCCATCCCTTTGTCTCGACGAGTTTGCGGTTGTCTTCGGAAAGGCCGTCAAACCAGTTCTTTTCAGCTACCGCAGCGGACCCGTTATCTGCGGTCTCCGTGGCTGCTGCGGGGTTGCCCGCCTGCTGCACATCTGCAGCAACGGACCCGGCTTCTGCCTGATCTGTCATTGTGAGAATGTCCCTGGGTTAAGCCGCGGCAATTGCGGCGTTGGTGTCCATCCGAATCCAGGCCGTGCCGTTGGAATAGGCGACGACCGGAGATCCGGCAGCGCCGTTGCTGACGTAAATCAGGCAACGAGCATTTGCGGCCGCAGCCGGGACGGTTGCGACGGTATAGGTGCGTAGCTTGGTGAGGTTGCCGGTTGCCGACTTCGCGGCATTGGCAAGCGTTCTCGGAAGGCCTTTAGCCATCGGAGTTCTCCATTCTTCTGTTGGGGTTGCTTGTCCTGCCGTGAGGACTTACCGGGCCTCTGCCCGTGCTGCCTTTTCCAAGGCAACGAGTTGATCCTCAGAGAGCGTGAGGAAATCCATGATGTGCTGCACGACTTCAGCCCGGGCATTGCTCAAGGCGCTGTGCAGCTCGAAACCGTGTGGCGTCTTTGTCTTCGCCATCCACTCGCCATAGGACGGGCGGCGGTAATAGCCGGTGACGCTCGCCAGATCGGCAAGGATCATCTTCCCGTCCTGCGTGTCGAACATGCGGATGTAAGCCTTCGCCAGCGCCTCGCTTGCCTTTGCGGGACCGCCGGCTTGCTTTGAGTGCGGGAACGTCTTCTCGCTCATGCGTGTCCTGGCTCCTGAACGTGCCATTCACCGTTCGGCAAGAGGGTCATGCGCTGGCACCACGGGCAGCCGTTTTTCGCAGCTTCAATCGCCTCATCGCCCTCAAGCGTGCAGCAGGGCGGACCTTGGCAGACAATCACCATTCCCGGCGCTTCCTCGTCGTCCTCGCTCATTCAGCCGCCGCCTGCATCTGATCAAGCAGCCCGCTTTCCTTCGCCTGAGCCATGGCGGGAACAACGTCCTTCGCCATCTGTGCAGCTTGGGCCATGCCGGCCATCCCCTGTTGTTGCTGTGCGGCCTGAGCCCGTTGCTGCCTCATCGTCTCAACCTCCTCCTGACGGCGGAAGATACGCTGCGGAGAGCGCCCGGCCGACTGGATGACCTTCAAGGCCTCTTCGGTATCGACCAGATCCATGACAGTCGGGTCGGCCTGCGCTAGTCGCGCGGTGGTATCGAGGATCTGCAACGTGTCTCTTGCTTCTGCCGAGCGCCGCAGGATATCGAGCGGGCTCGTGAATGTCGGGCGAATAGCCTTGCCAGCAAGACTAGGCGGCGGGAGAAAGCGGCTGCCTTCCTCATAGAGACCCTTCGCTTCAAGGATGGACAATTCACGGTCCAGATTGGTGGCAAAGCCTGCCTGGATGATAGCACCTGATGGGCCGAGCAGAGCGCCCTTCTCTTCCTGCCGGATCAAGGCCTCCGTTGCCGTCATCTGCGGGTTCTGAACGAGCGTCTGGAAGAGGTTCACGAACATCATGTCGCGGATCTCTTCGGCGCGGGAACCGGCATATTCGAATGCATACGACGGGTTCTGCCCCGTGTTGATCGGAGCGATCATCGGCCGTCCGTCTTCACCGATCAGGCCTTCATAGTTGGTGCCCGGGTTGAGGACAGGCACGAAGTCAAGGCTGGCCTTTGAGGCGGTAGAGGGATCGGTGATCTGCTGCAGCGCCCGAAGGCCGGACTGGCGGACAGCGTTGATCTCGCGAACCGTCGTCAGCGCCTCGATCGTCGGGGATAGGCCGTAGGTGTCACCCTCGTACCGGCGCCAGGAGAAGCAGGCAACCGGAAAGGTGCGGAAGCCCCTCTCCTTGACCACGACCTGTTCACCGTCCAGCACGTGATACGAAACGAAATCCGTATCCAGATACTCGCCGCGGAACATTCTCCGCTCGTCGCGGGGACGAATGGCCTGAACCAGCGTCAGCTTCTCGTCGCACTTCACCGGATCGTTCGCCATTTCCTTGACGATCGGCGGGAGCTTGTCGAAGTCCACGATCTGCGCGATCTGGCGAGCCGTGCGCTCATACCGGCGGTGGATCGTGTCAGCCTCGCCCCAGCGGTTGCGGCCGAGATAGGCCTCCACAACCGGGATCGACGCGTAACGGATCAGGTTGCCGCCGAAGCCTTCCTCCGCGTAGAGGTAGGCCGGTCCATAGCGGACGACGTTGCGAAGGCATGCCTGTGCTGCCGGCACGAAATTGCTGTTTGCTGAGTAGCGGATAGAGAACAGGAAGTCGCGAAGACCTTCCGCCCATTCCTTCTCTTCGTCGGTCTCCTCGTCATCGAGTGCTGCGGTCGAGATGCCGTGCCACTTCTCCGACTGCGGAATGATCAGGCTTTCCAGACCGGCGGCAAGGCGGTTTGCGGCACTGTTGATCGTGTTGTCGTAAACGCGGGAGCCACGACGTTCCGACCGTTCCGCCTGGTTAGAGCGATAGCCCGTGGTGTGGCGGCTCCAGATGTCGGGCGCGTCAGGGTCGCAGAACTCCGCAACTGCCTCCCAGACGTGTTCGTACTCGGAGCGGTCGCTCTCAAGTTCGGACTGACGCTTGAGAACATCCGTGGCGCGTGAATCAGCCATCTATTCTTCGCTCTCGCTTGCGGCCTTGCGCCGTAGTCGATTGGCAACGCGCCGCCAGAAGGCCCAAGAACGGCCGCCACGGTTGCGGAACGTCCGCTTCATTGCACGGGGCATGGGTCAGACCCCCAGCGTGATACGCTTCTGCGCACCGGCAACGGCAGACGGCGCCAGATCGGTCTTCACCGTGCCGGCAGTACCGCCAGTCGCGGCTAGACGAGCGGCTTCCTGTGCTTCACGCGCACGGACAGCGTCATCGTCAGGCGTCGGGGCCTTCGGGAGAGGCTGCACTTTCGGCGGCTTCGGGGTTTTGAGAATGCACATTGTTCCAGGTTTCCCTTGTCCAGTCGAAGAGGATGAAATCTTCCCCGTTCTTTCCGTAGCCGGGGAGATGGCAGCGTTCGTGAGCGCCGAGCCTTCGAAGCCAGCGCAACGCCATGTCATTTGCAGCAAGAGCCCTCGCCTCGACGCGCCAGGCTCCGCGAGCGGCAACGTCAGGCCCGAGCACCTCGTAGAAGAACTTCGTAATACGGGGCACGCAGCGCCACATGCGCTTGCTTCCCCAACTCCAGGCAGTCCACAGTCCCGAGCGGTTTTCAGCGGCGCCGAATGCGGCCTCCGGGTTGCCGTCCAGGACCGCCACATAGGCGAAACCCTGCATCGCAGCGAGGGCAAGACCGGCCGGCGTCCATTCGTCCAGTTGGCAGTCTATTTCCGCCTTGTCGTCAGGCCGGAGATTGCTGGCGATATAGGAGAGATCCCGGAGGTTCGCCCCGATGATGCGGACGGTCACAGAAGCTGCAGTGCTCCGTAGGCCCATGCGCCGAGAGCGACGAGCATGGCACCGGCATTGAGCCAGACGGACCACCCCATCTTGCCGGTTTCGGCCGTATGATTGGCACCGACCTGCGAGAGGTAAGCAAACCCGCTTGCAATGACCGCGCAGAAGAGGACGCGGCTGTCCTCCACAGCGAAGCCGGCAGCGGCAAGGATAGCCAGCGCAGTCGCGCCGAGGATGTAAACGCCAAGTTCAGTCATCGGTAATCTCCAAGTGGGTCGTATCGAACTAGCCGCCGCTGCTTCCGCGATTCTAGGTCATCGACTTCGTCAATGTCCAGAAACGGCACCGGCTGTTCATCCACAAACCGGCCAGATGAAACGTGGATCTTGCGGTAGACGCCGTGGTCCGGATCGTAGGCTTGCACAAAGCCGCTCATCTGAAATTCCCCAACGGGTCATAACGCTGTGGCGTCTTCTGCTTCAGCTTTGCGAACTCGTTCGGGTTGACGATCGATCGGCGCAGCATCATCAGAGCGTAACGGGTGGCGCTCATCAGGTCGTCCCGGAGCTTCACCACGACACCGTCTTTCCGGTGATACAGGCGGAACTCCTCGAACCAGTCGTTCAGGTTGTCGAAGACCTTGAAACGCCCGGACTGCATCCGATCCAGCATCTCCATCAGGCCCGCCTCGACAGAGACAGAGCCGTCCGAGAATTGCGCATGCGTTTCGAGCATGTTCATGCCCTGATCTTTGTATTGCTTGGCAAGCGCGATGCCGGCGCCTTCCAGCGTCTCGCGACGACCGTCCCGCGGCCAGGACCAGGGGAGCCACAAGCCCCACGGCTTCAGCGCGATTGCCTGCATCGCAGGCGTCTGTTGCGAAGCACGGTGAGCCTTCGTCACATAGACGATGTCAGACTCCGGATCCCACGCCAGTTCAACGGCGCCTGAAGGGTGATCCCAACCAAAATCTAGGCCACCAATGCGGGGCCAGAATTTGGGAAGCGGGAAAGGCGAAACCTTGATGTCCTCTTCGGGAACCGGGAAGATCCGGCCCGAGCCTAGAACAGGAATGCCCTTGGCCCGCGCCTCGCGCTCATGCGGAGGGTATGCGGCGACGATCGCCTCGCGCTCTTCCGGCGTGTAGTGCTCCGCGTCGTCAATGGTCATGAACGTGACGTGACGGCTCATTTTTGCTTGCCTTTGAGCATCCGCTCCAACTCCTCGTTCGTGAGGAACTGGAGGACGACTTCGGACATGCCGAGGAGCGGCGTGAACGTCACCAGTGTGATTCCGCCCGTCGCGTTCGTTCGCGTCAGGCCTTCGCTGTAAATGTCCTGCGGCGGCTCTTCATCGAACCAGACGACCTCAAGCGTCGGACCCTGCCACTTCTCGCGGCCCTTCTCGTAGCTCTTGAAGCTGCAGACGCTTTGCGAGGCCTGAACGTCTCCGCCACCACCATGACGGACAACTACGCTGTCCAAGGCGTTCGGGAGGCCGCGGGCGGAAATCGTTTCTATGATGGCATCCCCAGGGATGAACCCGGTTCCCCATTCCCCCTGCAACTGAGGAGGCCCGACAAGCACCCGCTGCGGGTTGTCTCGCGTGCTTTCGCCCGTAACACCGGAGGCCCACATGCGGACAGGCTTGTCGAAGGTCTTGCCGTCCCACCAATCGGGATAGCGCCCCGTCAGGTGGATGGCGCATTCGGCGCCGCCTGCTATCGTCTTGCCGAGCTGGTTGCCTGCCATGAACAGGCGTTCGCGGTGGGTCTTGCCGGCGGTGTGGAACTCAGCCTGCTTCCGGTACGGCCGATATTCCGCCAGCCTATTCCGGCTTTTCCTTCTCGCCTGCTCCGCTAAGAGCCGCTCCAATTCCTGCTTTTCCGAGAAGCTCAGCGATGCGAGCATCCAACTGCTCCTCTGGCATGGTCTCGATACGACCTGCCACGTTAAGATCCAGCTTGTCGCCGTACTTCTTCGGCTTCAGCTTGCCGGCCATCCACTTGCGAGCGTCGACCTGCAGCCTGCGATGCTCGATCATGTCCCCGGTTGAGATTTCAACCCCTCCGTCATCCTTGACCTTGCGCTTCTCCCCGATCATAGGAGTGTCTGCGATCGACAGGATGTCATCGAAGAGCGAGTCCGCTTGGGCATCCCTCGCGTGTGCGTATTGGTCGCTAAATTCCTTACTAGCCGCCAACCAGCGAAACACCGTCGCCTTGTTCGGCATGTTCTCATCATCGCAGATGGAGCGGAGACTATCCCCGTCCGCGATGCGTTCGCAGATGAGATCGGCCATCTCCTGCGTGAAGTCAGACGGCCGACCTGCTTTCTTTGTCTTGGACACGATCAGTCCTGCTTGTCCCCGGCGTCTGCCTGTTCACCAGGAGCGGGCGTCTCAGCCTCTTCCTTCTTGGTGCCGGCCTTCTTCGCCTTGGCCTTGCGGGTGGCGGTCGGCTCTTCAGCAACAGGAATGGGGAAGCC